TCTTCGTTTACTGTCAAAATAAAGAAAAAAACCACGGATTTCTCCGTGGTTTTTAGTGCCTTCTACGGCTTTCTCATCGAAGGCATAGAAGGTCTTGATGGCATGGAAGGTTTGGATGGTGTTGAGCCACCCTTTCCATTCATTGAGTCTGACTCTTTCTTAAGCTGTTGTGATAACCGCTCCGCAAACCATTTTCTCAACCCGACTGGTAAATTATAAGCTTCAAAGAAGCTCCAGCCGCCGTAGTATTTTAAAAAGAAGAACACCTCATAGACGCTCTCCATATACTCAGGACTTAGGCCAAAAAAAGTCGCTTGTGAGCGGCACCTCCATTTCAGATGTCGTCAGACACTCAACACAGGTTACCTCTTGCTTTAGGTCAACATTAGGAATAACCTTTGAATAGACATCACGAATCATTCGTGAATGCTTGCCAGTCATGTGCTGGATTGCTTTGTTAATGGTACTCCTATCGGTGTGCCCAGAAACAGATACAATCATTTGACGCAACTGCTCTTGAATGCTAGACTCACTCATACCAGCCTTAGTTCGCTGCTGAATAGCCTTTGACATTCTCTTCTCGTCATGCCCGTTGAGCGCTCTTACTTCTACTTCCCAACCATTATCGATTGAAATAATAAAAGTATTGCGGTCGGTTGCAGCTACACCATTAATCTCATCTACATTTAAACCCTCGACTATTTGATGGTCAAAGAGGTCAAATGTATGTTTGATTCTGGCGGAACATGCTGGACATTGTACTTGAGTGGTATACTCAGCACCATATCCGTCAACACGAGCCTGGACGATAAGCGCAGACTTGTCACCTAGTAACAAATCATTAGGGTCAACATCAAGCGTGATAAGTCTTTCGAGAAACTTATCAATCGCAGTACCCTTGCGCAATAGAACACGGCTTGTAAGAATATCTTCTTCGGCTGTCGTCATGTGACGAACTTCAACCTCGGAAACGCCGTGTAGTGGATGCCCTTCTGGATAGAATCGTCCGCCAGATGGCAGGGAGACTAGCGATGTTGGTCGAACAAATTCCAAAGGGGCAGGGGACGATGCAGATGCGCTAGCAACTGCTGCGGTAGGCGAAGTATTACTAACTTTACTTCCTCCAAGCCGCTCTTCATTTCTACTCATTTTTCACCTCTTTTCGTAAGTAGTTTAGTGAACAAAACATACAATCACCACATTATTTCTAACATGGTGATTATACTATACATCATTTTATGATAAGTGTAAAGAGTTTTTTACTTTTTTATTAAGAAGCACTACCTGGAGCCCAGAATTTCTTCCCGCCGCCAGCAGCCGAATCTTCAGCAGTTTCAAGGTAAGCCCAATCGTAACGAAGCTCGATTTCAATATCAGTCAAGTCATCACCATCATAATCGAGGTCACCGAACTTAACATCCTTAATCCAAGCGTTCCAAAGAACCCAAGTTTCTACGGCGTTGCCATCGGCGTCAAGCTGCTGAATCTCAATACGACCCAATGCAGTAGTTGCCTTTGACTTCGACATGGTTGTCAAGTCGTTTGCGCTTGTGGCTGGAGTGTAACCACCTTGCTTAATAATGTCAACCATTGTAGCTGCCCCATCAGGGTCAACTGCATCAGCAAGTGTCATGGAAATAGTATTCCATTCTACACGACCTGGGTAGTAATAAGTGTGATTAATATATTTATGTGTCGATTCCTGCACAGTAAAACTGGGCTTTGAAACCTTCTTTAATGTGAAGACAGGAATATGATTGTTGCGTAAAACCCAACGGAACTGTCTCTTAGGGTCTCGAACCCCTTCTCTTGCGTCTGACCAAAATGCCATTTTATTTTCTCCCTTAAAAATAGTTCGCCTTTGTGTTTAGGCTTTTTCCTTTTATTAAATAGTTTCGGGGGAGAAATAATCTCCCCCTCAACCCATTTTCAATTAATCGTCAAAAGAAGCGCCACTGTCGGTAATCACAAAGTCAATCGCAATGTACTCGATAGCTCTTGTAGGCTTAAGAAGAATCTTAGCGTACATGATATTTCTATCAACAAGCTCGGCAGTGGTGGTTGTCTTGTCGAGAATAATTCTATACTCGCTCAGACCAAATCGTGACTTGACAGAAGCCAAGAACGGGTCAGCCTGTGAAGTGAATCTCGACCAAGTGCTTTCGACATTCTGGTCAAACAGAACAGTCTTTGCCATGCGAGAGATTGACTTCTTCAAGAAAATCATCAGGCGGCGAACATTAATTCTGTCCAGTGCCGATGGAGTGACTTGAAGTGTTTTCTGTCCGAAGATAACAATTCCTTCTGCTGGGAATTGAGCAATCGGGTTAATGTTTGCTTCATAGAGCTTGTCTCTTTCCTTAGAGTTAAGGCGGAGACGAACCGATGATACTGGAACACCTGCTGCGCCGTCAGTAAGACCACCACGGGTGAATCCTGCTGGAGCGAACCAAAGCTCTGACTTTCTCGATGAGGAAGCCATTGTTCCGAGTGCAGCAATTGAAGGAGGTGCCCAAAGAACACGACCTGACATTGTATCTGCAATCTGTACCCATGGGAAGAAAGCACAACCATAACTTGAGTTGAGCGAGCGCTCTCTCAGTGAGGTAATCGCTTGGTCGACATTTGGCATTCTTTCAGCTTCAGACTTTGCAACATCCATACCCGTTGGCATGTAATCGTTGTCAAGGTCAATAACAGCCAAGGCATCACCACGGCTCTCACAAACAGAAACCATGTGGTTCGTGATTGAAGGATGTGTAAAGCCAGGGGCTGCCAAGAGGTTCATGTCCACAACTTCAGGGTCTGCAACTGTATCCACCGCTTTCTTAAGCGAGTTAAGAGCATAGTGGCTTAGTGCAGAACTGTCAGCCGAGGCAAGAGCACCATTTGAGCTTGCGCTTGCGTGATAGCCGAATGGCTGAACTTGGAAAACATCGATGCCGTCGTGACCGCCAAGAAGAGGCAGTGTAAAGCTTTGGATTCCCTTGTCGAGAATAGCTTCGAATCCGCCTGGAATTCCTGATGCTGGAGTGTATCCAGTAATCGAGGCAACTGCTGCTGCGCCTGCGGATGCCCTAGAGCCTGCTTCCCAAATAAAGTTCTTAGGCTTTGTGGTAGCAACATTGGCATCTGAGCCAGTTCCACCTTCAGCGGTGGTCTTCGGGTAACGGATATCATCAAGAGTGAAGATAAACTGATGTTCATCGTCGTCGCCAACTGCGGTTGCATCAGCGCCGCCAACTGGCGTACCAAAACCGCAGTAGCCTGCAAGGTCCATATAAGATTCATCAAAGATGGAATCACTACCTCGTTCAGAAGTCGTAATACCAAAGTTTGCATCTCTCGGTGAAGAAAGAGTTGAATCAGCGGAAGATGTTCTCAGCGCCATTGAAGGAAACTTAAGAGTTACTGCAAAAGTCACATCACTCTTGGTAACAGCACCTGATGTGGCTGGTCCGATTACAATCTTTTCATCAGCGGCTGTCCAAGGGGCACCAGCACTAGTAGCTGTGACGCCCGTAAATTTAAGCGTACTATCTTCTGCATCCATAAGGAAGTCAGTATTGACGCCACCGATTTGGAGTGTTGGGGTCTCAGCGTTGGTGAAAACGATATCTTTCTTTTTCTTTGGTCCAAGGAAGCCGAATGGAAGCATTCTGGCGTCTGCTAAGCCCGACTCAACCGAGCTTGATACTTCAACACGCAAGAAGCGTGATTGGTTTTCAAACTGACCGTGAGACTGATATCTTCTTTCATCGTCATCCCAAACCATGTTCATATCACCAATCTTCTTGCCAACATAGTCGGCTGAAGCTGGGTTCAAGTTGCATGAAGAGAATCTTTCTGCGATAGTTGGTGCAGCGTCTGAGTCTTCTACTCTTCGAACTACAACCGAGAAGGTTCCGTATGGATTAAATTTGTCTGAAGGTGCCTTGATGTCTTCAATCGCAACTTTAAGATTTTTTCTTTCCCACTGTCCAGCATAAAGAGAGTGGAACCTCATAAGCTTTTCGATGCCCTTGGACTCTACATCTCCATTATTAAGAAGTGTTGAAGAGGTGGTATCAAGCTCTGCGGGGTTACCATTGTGTTGCGAAATAATCCAAGGAGTCTTTGCTGGAGACGCATTTGACTCATGGACGCCTGCGCCCTTCATCGGAATCAGGCAGGCGAACTGTGCGCCTGCGGCTGTTGTGACACCAGCTTGTACATCTGCCAAGTGGCGGTCAAAAGTTTCGCCGAGGAAATATGCCTTAAGCTTTCCTGTACCCGAAACATTCGCATCACAAAGCGTTGGGTTTGTGTTAAGAACATTTCGGACATAAAGTCTTGAGTTCTTGTTAAAGTTAAACGAGATATCTTCTTTGTTGCTGACATCTGTTGCACTTCCAGCGGTGTTTTGAACACGAAGCTTGAATTGGTTGTTTGCTCCGTCTGAGCGCATCCATACACCAACACCAGAGACAACTGGGTCGGCAAATAGTGCCGAGCTACCCATAAGTGAAATCGCACCGCTCTTAGCATAAAGAATCGCTGCAAGTGCACCTGTTTGGCTGCCCAGCGAGGAAGCTGAACCTGCTGTTGCGGTACCAATTGCTACTGAAGTAAATGCAGCTACAGCGCCTGCGGCGAGGGCGGCGAGGGCGATTGGGCTTCCAGATTTATCTGCAAGGTCGGGGTGCGTTACCGTTACAATAGCGCTGCCCAAGTCGGTTGCCGAAGCAGCCGAAGCAGTCCATGTCTTACCCCCACCCAAGCTGGCTCCATCGCCTTGAATTTCCGCAGCAATCTGCTTAGCGAGTGCAAGGTCAACCGAGTGATTTTCTGCGGTCAAAGATTCTGGTGGAATACCTGCTGTTTCGCAAGCTGCCGCAATTGAAATAGCACCATCAGCGGTAGGGCTTCCTGCTGCAATGTCTGCGGCATCAAAAGTGTAGCCGTCGGCAGGCAAAGAAAAGCATGATACCTTCTTTGTGTTCGCAATAGCTCCGAGTTGCCCTCCTGCCTTCGCAATTGTCAAGACACTTGAATTTGCGCCACGGACTTTGTTGCGAATAACAACCACCGTGTCGGCATCAGGAGTAACAGCCGCTTCAAGGACATCTCCATCAATTTGGTTAATCTTTGTTGCAAGCTTGGTGGCGATTGAAGCCGCAGTTTCGCCAACGCCCTTTTGTGCAACCTCAACATCGGCACCAACGGCGTCGTTATCGTCAGAAATCGTATAAACTCTTGTACCTGCGGCACCAGTCACACCACCAACATTGGTGAGTGTGATGGACTGAACGCCACCATCACCGACAGAGTATTCTCCAGCGCCTGTCTGAGCAACAGTGGCAACAGATACAGATTGGTGACCAGCAGAATTCTCTACTGCTGCGCCCGTAACATCTGAGCCGCCAACTTGAATCCTGGCAAAGCCAGCATTGGTTCGAAGCACACCATTAATGGTAAGGGTACCTGTTGCGCCTGCGCCTGCGGTTGCACCGTTCGAGATGAATAGACCGTATGCACCAGCAGCACCGTCGCCTGCGGCGTCGAATGTAGTAGATGGGTCTGTGATACTCCAACCAGCCTTGTCGCTGCCGTCAGGATGGGCTTCACCCAAAAGACGAACGAAAGTAATAGGGGAAGCATTACGCAAATAAGCTTGTGCAGCATATGCAGCATAGGTAGGCGCTAGCTTGTTCCCTTCTCTCCAGACATCGGAACCTTCGCTACCCGAAAGGGGCTCACCGAAAGTTTCTACGAAGTCAGAGAATGACTCGATTCTTGTTGGAACCATTGATGGTCCTCTTAGCGCTGTACCAATAATTACTGGTCCAATATCGTCACCTTGTTTTGTTAGTTGGGAATTATCGATTTCATTAACGAAAACCCCTGGTGATACGAACTTAAATTTCTTAACGGACATTGTTGTTTCTCCTTAAAGCATATATACATTTGCGGCTTGAACGCCTAAAAGCCTTGTGGCATTTCTCTAATAAATAGTAGAGGATTTCCTCAAAAGATAAAATTACTCACGATATTTTTTATCTTCGGCGAATTGAGCTTCATCGCCCATCATCACTCTTTCTCTCATCAGTTTTACATCTACAATTGTCTCTCGAATTGCCCTCTTTGGCTTCTCTTGATTTGGTCCATCGCCTATCAAGGCACCAAGGACTTTAATTTCGATAGTTGTGATGTAATTCCTTTCGCCATCGCCAATATCGGATACAGTATTCTCGAATGAAAAGTCCTGACCGATGAAAGCTTCATAGCGGTGTTTGTTATGTTTGATTATTGTGTGATTTGGTCCTCCAGTTCTCGTCATGAATGGTTGAATTAGATTATTCATCTGTTCTTGGTATTCAGTACGCAATATTACCACATAAGTAGCCTCTATGTAAACTGGATTTGGAATATTTATTACTTCATACACAACTCGGTCATTCTTTGCTGTCCGAAAGTTGATTGGAGGTTTCTTTGCCGCTGCTGCGTTGGCAAAGGTCGCTGTTTTGTCTTGTTTAATTCTTTTTGCGATTGTAAGGGCTCCACCCTTGTTGTCATTATTGTTTGGAACATTGGCTGCCGCTGTACCTCTTCTAGTAGGGTCTTTAGCGACGCCTGTACGCTCCACAGTCGTCAGGGGAAGGATTAAGGCACCCGAAGAGTCACGCAAGTCTGGATTTTTCTTTGCTTGATGGACTTTCTCGCCTGCAACCCAAATAACAGGAACCTTTTTCCAGCCTTTATTTGTTTTTGCATGAAGGTCGAGTGTTTCGTTAAGCCAATTAAAAACTGCATAGTCGAAATCTTCCAACGATGAGTCGCCAAGCTGTTTTTCGTAACCTGCTTCTTTATTTTCCATCGAACACTCCCTCTCTCGCCTTTCTACATGACGCTCTTATCTCGAATCGTTGATTATCTTGCCCAAACAAGTATCTTGGTTGGCTCAAGTCTGCTATCTCGTACAACTGACCGTCATACTGGATAAAGTCTCCCTCTCTCACCCAAAGGTCTTGGTCTTCTATTAACCTTCTCTTGTGAAAGTAGATAGTAATGTTGCTAACCTTGTCAATACCATAGTTTGTATAGGTCGTATCAGTCTCTTCTTTCTCGATAAGAGCATGAACACGGATTGGAGGCAAGAAAGTTTTATCAATTGCCTCTCCATAAAGTGGATGGAACTCTGAGGTCTCTAAATCGATTGGATAATATAATACTGTCTGACCAATGACACGCTCGATAAGCTCATCGTTGACTTGTTTGACCAAATCACGCTCTTTTTTGCCTGCAAATAATGGAGGTGGTGGAGCGTCTGGTTGTTCCCATTTGTTATCAGCCATTTATTACTCCTCTACCCTCTATAAATTAAAGTCGGTACCTTTGAAATAACTTTGTTTGAGTTCTCGACAGATTCTGCGTCGCCCTCAAGCATCTTACCGTAGGTCAATTCATCTAGAATTTCCTTAAGCTCATCTCTAAGTGCTGTTTGCTCTTCTTTTCCTGATGAAATAAGAGCGTCGCCATTCATTGAGATATCATTGCCTGGGATTGGTATCGAAGAGAACTTCGAACGGACAAGACCGAGCATTTCTTTTGAAAGCGCAAGAGCGAATCTTCGAATCCACTGTTTACCAATCGAGTTAATGTTTTTATAAGGGACATTTTGCAAAGGAATTGTGTTCATGTTGTTCACGCCACTAATTCCATCGTTGATACCACTGGATTCATCCCATGTATCCGAAGGAACCAGGAACTCAATCCACATCTTCGCTGGGGTTGTGTCACCTGGGGTGGGGAAGATTCTTAATCTGTTGTTTTTAAGCTCGTAAGACGAGTGTGATGCTCTTACATAAAGAGATTCTTCAAACGCCTTGGCTTGCATCTTGTTTTGCCAAGCTGGAACCAACTCGTAAGTTGAATCATCGGAAAACTGCCCATAAGTAGACAAGTTGCCCATTACATTAACGCCGCCGTAGTAGCCATAATAATTCCACATGGACTTGGGTGTTTGGTAATATACTTTTTTAATTAATATTTTGTTTTGTGGTGTGCCGACAATCGCTGTAAAGTCTGAGTCGGCTGCAACAATAGCTTGCAAGTCATAATCTTGTTGGTCTGATACGATGCTGAAGGATGCTGAATAAATTCTTGATGAGCCTCCAACATTTGCCTCTTCTGAAATACCATCAGTAACTCTTCGAGCATAAGCAAAATCGAAGCGTGGATATTTAAGTGAAAGGTGCCTTGTTTTATCAATAGTCTTGTCGGCACCATATGCTTCTTCAATCATACCATCTTCATTAAACGAACCAGTGGTTCCACCGAGAACATTTGACAAAACATTCTTTGATTGGTGAATGTTTATAAGATATGAATATTCTAAACAAGCTTCTTCATATGCTGAAAAGACTTGCTCCTTTGTTAGTTCAATGTCAAGGACATCGCCTCCGAGCTTCCTATAAGTAAAAGCCACTTGGTCTGCTGCGCCGAGCAAGAAAGGTCTTACTTGGGCTGGGTCGGGAGTGTCTGCTGTGCTGAACCAATAATCCTCATTTGCATAAGTTCCGAACGGAAAAGAATTAACTAATTTGCCATAATCTGTCGCTGCGAAAGTGCCATCGGATGGTGCAACTGTGCGGTCTGGCACGGTATAGTTACTAGGCAAAACCACCGTAGATTGCGTTTGCGCTGGGGTCAGTGTGGGTAATGACATGTTTAATCCTCCCGAGAATCTCTCTCTCGTACTAACTAGTTTCAAAAAAAACAAAACCCCACCCTAACCGAAGTCAAGGTGGGGCATGTTTAGCTTACGCTATGTTGTTTATCGATTACCCGTTAAGGTCACGAACAACAACAAGACCGTACATGTCAGGACGGACCAGCTTCTTACCATATCGAGTCATCACTGCCTTGCGGGGAGTGAAGTCATCTGCATGGAAGATGGTTGGTGTCGTCTGGAGAGGTACATAAGGAGCGTAGACATATCCGCTTTCGAGGAATGAGCTACCCTTACGCCCGACAAGGACGATGTTACGAGGGAAGTATGGGTCAACATACAAGTCCCACTTCTTAGAAATGGAACCAACTTGCTGAGCACCAACTGAACCGCTGTCGTCATCATGAGTTACAGAAGCTCGGAAGCCACTGGTGAACTCAAGGATGTTTGCAACCTCTGGTCCACAGACCAAGAAGTTAGCGCCACCACGAAGAGTCTTGCGGTGAATGTCAGCCGAAACATCGTTGATAGTTTCAACGAGAGTCTCGTACCATTCGCTTACTGAACCTGTGAAATCAGGTGGAGCAGCCAATGAAGTCGCATCGGCACCCGTCTTACGGTTGACGAAGAGACCTGGGCGGCGTGACCAGTAAAGGCTTGAAGCCTTTGCACCAGCAATAAGGTCAGCAAGAATTTCTTGGTCAATTTCAAGAGCAATCTGCTCTGAAAGAATACCAGTCAACTCGACCTCTGCGTCAAGGTTGTGATAAGCATTCAGGTCTTGAGCAAGCTCAGGTGACCATGAAGCCTTCAGCTTACGGGTGACCGAGGTCACAGCAACTGAATCAACCTTGATTGAGATTTCTGGAAGGTCTTGTGAACCTTCCATTTCCCAAGCAGATGCACCAACAAGGGCACCGAGGGTGTCACTGTTAGTGGTAGGTGCTGCCTGAGCAATGTTATCGCTCATAGCGAACTCAATAGCACAGTCGGCGATGGTTTCATTCGCCGAATCAATACCACCCTGAAGTGCGGAAGCGTTGAAAAGAACCAACTCAAGATACTTAGTGCCAGCCGCATTAAGAAGAGTCGCTGAAGCATCGGCAACGAAGCCTCCGCCAGTGACATTAGTGCCATCACCTGTTACGATTCTGGACAAACGACGAACCTGATGGTCACTTGCGCCAACATTGGCGCAACCTGCCATATCAGTACCATCGTTCTCCTGAATAACAACATGACGAACATCGGGCTTCATTAAGCGGACTGCATCTGTGCGACCAGCCGTGTTGAGCGGGTGTGTCGTTCCAGTGCCAGCTTCCAAGGTGGACATTGCGACACGAAGGATTGCAACTTCACCTGCTGAACGAGCCAAAAGGTCTGGGTCGAACTGGAGTGCTTTACGCTGAGCATCATTGAGTGATGACAAGTTAATTGCATCGCATACCGCAGTCAGGGTCACATTTGACACAGCGCCACGAGCGTGTGAGAAACCTTGAACAAGGTCTTGGAACTGAGGTGTTGGTGTGCTGGCACCACGAGCTTCAGGGTCGAGTTCAGCACCTTGAGTAAGAATCTGACGACCTTCAATCTGCTGACCGTAAACGGAAGGCTCATCAGTTGTTCCTCTCATTTCGCCTCTTTCGTCGCCAGCGTCGTACTTGCTTCCAGCATCTGCCATGTCTGGATTCTGCTTCACGAAGTCCATGAAGAAGATAAGACCACTTGGAAGGCTCATTGGCTGAACCGATACAAGCTTCTGTGCCAAAAGACCACCGAATACACGACGAACGATTGGGAATGCAACTGCTGCGAAGCCTTCGACATCGCCACCGTTCATTGAGTTGGACTCACGAAGGAGTTCCTTTGCTTGGTTCTCTAAAAGAACCGACATTGTATTTTTTGAGTAATCGTCAAGACCCTCAAGAAGACCTGTTTTCTCCCACTTATTGAGGAGAGCATCGCCATCACGAGAAAGGTCACGATTGACGATACCTTCTGTTAGTTTGTTAAGAATAGACATTTTTTTTATATTCCTCCTAGAATGTTTTATTTATTGATGCCTGCTAATCTCCGCATTCTATCTGAGAATGCATCGTTTAACTTTTGTGGCTCATTTTCGTTGCCACGGATTGCGTAAGGTGAAGAATTTCTTCTAACGGCTTCACTAAGTGAGTTTGCAGTTCTGTTTTTTGTAACAGAGCCAACGCTCACAGCATTTCGAAGTGTTTCAAAGATAGTCTTTGCCTCAACCACGGATACGGCACTTTCAATAGATTCGACAATTTTATTTTTTTGTCGCTCATTCAGGGAGGTATTGTTAAGAACCCGATTCGTATATAGTAACTTGGCGTTGGACAAATTGACCTCAGCCAGTCTACCAGTCATTTTTTCTACGACTGATTTGTATTCTTTTGTTTTGCTCATTTGAGCTTTTAATCTTTCTGCTAATTCAGCGATAGTGTTCTGAAGGTGTTCTTCCTTCTTCTGGAAGCCAGACTCAAGAGCATCGACATCTACGCCAGCTTCTTCTTCTACTTCTTCCTCATCACTATCTTCATCTTCTTCTTCATTCACCATGTCTTTCATGACATCGAGAACAACATCTTCATTAAAGATATCTGAGAGAATTGCTTTTTCTTCGAGAGTGAGTTCTTCTTCGTCCTCTTCCTCTCCACCTAATCCAAGGTCTTCTTCTCCGCCAAGACCTTCTTCATCGCCAAGTGAGAATTCTTCTTCTCCGCCAAGACCTGAAGAAATTGATTCTCCTTCGTCCTCGGCTTCTTCAGCTTGTGTTCTTAGTTGTGAAAAGTCAACAACGAACTCTTCCTCATCTTCAGGGCAAGGACAAAGGTTCTCGCCACCAGCAAATGAGGGGGGTGCTTCTGATGGCATTGCTGCATCAGCGCCCATTGATAAATCAGCCTCAACTTCCAATAGGGAAGTGACAGCTTCTTTCATTTCTTCTGAGTATTTTTGGAGTAATTCCGTTTCTGCGCTCTTAATGGCAGCTTCCTTGAGTGCTTTCGCATCGACGATAGCTTGTTCTAGCATACTAGACATTGAAGATTCTCCTTGTGTGTATCTATAAATATTTATATATTGAACACAATTGAAGGTCCAATTTCTCTAATAAATAGTGTCACAAAGATTAAAAACCCAATTTTGAATAAAAAGAAAGCGGCAGACCCCGAAGAGCCTGCCGCCGAAATGTTTATCCTAAGATAAGATTTCTATTTTATTTTATTAGCCTCAGCTATTAGCTGCTAACAAGACCACCCATTTGTACAAATCCGATAAAGACTTTATGAGAAGCGCCATCTGCAATTGCGCCGTCGAGGTCGAAGGAAGCATAACATTCACCTGAAGCGGTTGAATCAATTTGCATGTTAGTGCCTGCCAATTCTTTTACTCCCGAGCTTGTTTCAACAAATACTTGTGCCATAAAGTAAGGGCTTGACTGAGCTTGCGCACCGTAAAGTCCATTGTCGTGCAGGCGGATTCTGATTTCGCCGTTGGCAGTCATTTGGTCAACCCAAGTTGCTTGAGATGAAGTACCAGCATTATCGCCGCTTGAAACACGACCATCAAGAGTGGCATCACCAGTATTTGCATAGGTAACATCAAACTCAACCATCACTGATGGGCGAGCATATGACCAAGCACTACTTTCGTTGTTCCACACATATTGCATACCTGTTGGAAGGTTAGACCCGCCTACTGCTGCTGGAGCATGGTGAGAAAGCCCAATACCTGCTGCTTTAACTCCAACTGTATCAGAAGCAATTGCAATCGATGAATCATCAACCTTAACCTTCAGAGCCTTTGATGAAGAGTCTTGTTCGAGACCATCACCAGCGGCTGCAAGTAACATTGAAGCAAGTGATGCTTTTCTTGGAACGCCAGTTCCAGGGGTTACACTCTTCGTACCAACGAAGAATTCCCTAGCTGGAGAACTACCCACTAGCTGGTCGCTGCTCCCAGAACCGAACATATTGCCACTGTCTTCAAGCCAGAGAAGTGAATCACTGGCACCGAAAATGCTTGTATCACTGTTTAGTGACCAACCACTTGCAGCGTTGCGACCGTTCATGATGGTTGCAGAAAGTCCCGACTTGTCAAGTGCCATTACATCGCCGTTTTGGCTTCCTCCACTGCCGTTCTTGTTCTGAAGAGCATGAGAGGCAGCAGTGATTGAAAGCGCACTTGACGAAGGAATTCTAAAGAATGCCGACGACCAGTCTGTACCACCTGAGCCTGGTGGGGCTTGGATGGATGCGCTACCCAGTTGGAAAGAACCATCTGAAGAATCACCGCTTGAACTACCGTCGTTCCAGAAGTGAAAATACTTTGAAGTGTGGTTGTGACCAAACGAGCCTGTGGAAGTTGGGTCGAATGGGCCACCGCTAACCGATATTGCGTTTCCTTGATAAACAATAACTGTTCTAGAGCCATCGTCGAGCTTCGCTACGATTTGCCTCGGAGCAGAATAGGTAGCTGAATTGCTGTCAGCCCAATCGATATAACCATTTTCATCAATATTACTAATCGATGATGCAGGAAGAATAACATAGTTAAATGCCGCACCCGCACTAGAGTTCAAAGGAGATGACAGTGAAGTTGTAACTGGTACATCGTTCAATGCCATGTCATCAACAGTAAGGTCTGGTGTAGCACTAGTAAAGTCCGAAGGAGCCACAAAGAAAGAACTTCCGTCAACCTTAAGACCGTTGTTGCTTGCAGAAGCAAGGTAAGTCTTAAGTCTGCTTAGTTCAGACTTGCGGTTCGTTCCGCCTGCACCATCGTCAACGATGAACAAGTCAGCGTCAGCAAGAGCAGCACCGATATCGGTAGAGCCATCAATGTCAAGCTTATCAGCTTTAAGAGCACCATTAACAACAGAAGCGTTAACAACAGCGTTGTCTGCCAACTCGTCAGCACCAACAGCGTCGTCGTCAAGCTGGACTTGAGAAACAGAGTTAGCAGCCAAAGTCAAAGCACCAGAAGCAGCGATGGTAGCATCGCCACTTAGACCAACAGCAACGGGAACTCCAGAAGCATTATGCACAATAATTTGAGCTTCGGTAGCAGATGCCAGCTTGTTTAGTGTGATAGCTGCGTTAGCGGCAACAGAAGCGTTAACAACTGCGTCCGCAGCCAACTCGGCAGCACCAACTGCATCATCCGCAAGCATGGACTGCTCAACAGCGTTTGCCTGAATTGTGGCTGCGCCAGTAACATTGCCAGAACCATCGAAAGATGCAGAAGTCCAAGCGACATCACCAGTCATAGCGATTGTTCTACCAGTCGCAAGTGCAGTAGCAGTATCAGCATTACCTGTAACATCACCTTCAAGGTCAGCAAGAAGAGTGCCCTTCGTGATGTCAAGGTTACCAGTTGACGCACCAGTAAAGGTACCAGTACCCATCTTGAACTTGTCTGTTGATTCGTCCCAACCCATGAAAGCGTTGGCTGAATCACCACGCTCAACAACAAACCCAGCATCATTAGCTGGTGTGCCAGATGTTCCACTACCCAACTCAACGAGCGAGTCTTGAACTGCCATGTTGGTGGTATCAATCGTTGTGGTGGTTCCGTTTACAGTAAGGTTTCCAGATGCAGTGATGTTAGCAAACTGAACATTGCTAGATGTTGCGACAGCCTGTCCAATTGAAATTGCACCGCTTGAAATTGCAACACCAGTTCCTGCGGAGTGATGTGCTCTAACTTCAGCAGCAGATGGACCAGTATAAGTGAAAGCACCAGTACTGGAGTTATAACTAAATGAACCGTCGCCGCCTGCATCAACAGCAGAAACTTTACCACGGGCATAGGTAGCCAAACGAGACGCTGCCATCTTTCGATTGGTTCCACCTGCGCCGTCGTCAACGATAAGAAGGTCAGCATCAACCAAAGCTGCGCCGATGTCCGTACCACCGTCGATATCAAGAGCAGCTAAGCCGACCTTGTTTGCAGTGCTGATGGTTGACAGCTTGCTGTCAGTGATTGAACCTGCAAGCATTGCATTGGTAACGCCCAAGTCTACAACCTTCAAGCCGCCTGAGCCAACTGCAAGACCACTTACAATGCCAGAGCCGTCAAGGTCAACTGCGATATCATCAGCATTAGCAGTGATACCGTCTCCACCGATAACATTCAGTGTTCTGCTTGCAGTGATGTCGCCACCACCAGTCAAACCAGAACCTGCAACAATGCTAACGCCACTGTGGTCGATGTGCTCATTTGCGACAAAGCCACTTAAGCTGTCGTGAAGAATCGCAACATCAGCAGCAGCAGTCAAGCGACCCTGTGCATCAACTGTGAATGATGGAACTGCGGTTGCAGAACCATATGCAGCAGCAGTAACTGCTGTGTCGTCAAGAGCGAATGTAACATCATCGGCTGTGTTGCTTGAGGTAATACCTGTACCACCCAAAAGCTTTAACTTGTCACTAGCCAAGGCAACAACATTGTCACTTGCATCATCCGACTGAATTGTCAGTGAAGTTGAAATGCTTGCCGTGCCAGCAGCGGTC